TGTTCCAATTGAAGTTCATTGGACAGATGTTCCTGGAAGAGACGAAGAATTTAAGAGGACTACTATTGCAAATACTTCTGAAGCACAGTGGAGGCAAGAGTTTGAATGCTTATTTCTTGGATCATCAGATACCCTCATTTCTGGACCAGTACTTAATAGATTAGTATTTGAACAACCAAAGACATCTAGTGCAGGATTAGATGTCTATGAAGACCCTCAGGAGGACCATACCTATGTGGTTACTGTTGACGTTGCTCGTGGAGTAGAAAAAGATTTTTCAGCATTTTTAGTAATAGATGTATCTCAATTCCCACATAAAGTAGTTGCAAAATATAGAAATAATCAAATAAGACCTATACTATTTCCACAAATTATAAAAGACGTTGCAATCTCTTATAATAAGGCATATGTTTTATGTGAAGTCAATGATGTTGGAGATCAAGTAGCTGCTGGTCTTCATTACGATCTAGAATATCCAAATCTTCTTATGAGTTCTATGAGGGGAAGAGCAGGTCAAATTTTGGGACAAGGATTTTCTGGCAAAAAAGTTCAACTTGGAGTAAAAATGTCAAAGACAACCAAAAAGGTTGGGTGTTTGAACTTAAAAACTCTTATTGAAGATAATAAACTTGTATTTAATGATTTTGAAGTTATTAATGAACTTACAACTTTCATTCAAAAAGGTAATTCTTTTGAGGCAGAAGAAGGAAGAAATGATGATTTGGTAATGTGTTTAGTGATGTATTCTTGGTTAATTTTGCAAGATTACTTTAAAGAACTTACTGATCAAGATATACGAAAAAAAATATATGAAGAACAAAAGAATCAAGTAGAACAAGATATGTCTCCTTTTGGATTTATTATTGATGGTATAAACGATGAGAACACTTTTGTAGATAAAGATGGCGATAGATGGTATACTGATGAATATGGCGATTCACAAGCGGAATTTTCTTATATGTGGAATTACATCTAATGGACTTAGAGGACCATCTAAATTTTGATCACTTATTTTTATATGAAAGAAAATGTAGAGTTTGTGGTAAAACTAAAAATTTAATAGATGAATTTTATAGAACAAGAAAAGATAGAGGTCCAGTATCTTCTTCTTTTTCTTATGAGTGTAAAAAATGTGCTAAAAAAAGAATTATTACCTCAAGAAAAAAGGATATACCTAAACCAAAATGGGAATATCCTGACTGGTAAATTGTTCACGCCAGATTTCCCCCGTGAAAAGTGTAGTTTTGATAAATATTTTTTAGATAAACTGAGACTTAGGAGAAAAACTAAATGGCGACTCCTCAATTATCTCCCGGCGTATTGATCCGCGAGGTTGACCTTACCGTAGGAAGAGCTGATAATGTTTTAGATAATATTGGAGCGATTGCGGGTCCTTTTGCAATTGGTCCCGTAGATGAACCAATTGACATTACAACCGAAAATGAATTGATAAATGTTTTCGGCAAACCAATTTCAACTGATGCTCAATATGAGTATTGGATGAGCGCATCTTCATTTCTTTCATATGGAGGCGTTCTTAAAGTAGTAAGAACAAATGGTGCAGCATTAGTAAATGCTAATGCTATTCGGAACTCTTCTGGCGTTTCTACTGCAGGAGAACCTTCTTTAAAAATTAAAAACTTTGATGATTATGAGACAAATTATGCCGATGATATTGCAAATTACATTTTTGCAGCAAAAACTCCTGGTTCTTGGTCAAATAATCTTAAAGTTTGTGTAATTGACGATAAGGCAGATCAAATTATAAACGTAGGTTCTGCGTATACATTCGCACAGGTTGGTTATGGACTTACGACTGCTTTAGTAAATATTTCCTCTGCGGGAATTGGAACTACTTCACTCTTTAATGGATATTTAAAAGGTATTATTACCGGAGTTGGTACAAGCACAGTTGATGTAAAAATTGTATCAATAGTTGATACTAGTAATGTTGAAACTCCAATTACATACGCTCAGAGAAATCAACTCAGATCCTTTAGACCCACAAATACAGTAGGAATAATTAGTGCGACTGGTGTTTCACTCGCTACTGCTACAATTGGATCAGGATCTAATGATCTTTTAGATTGGTATGATCAGCAAACTTTAAATCTTACAAATACTAGTATTTACTGGAGATCTATCGCACCAAAACCAGGAACAACTCAATATGCTTTAGAAAGACAATCTAAGAGTGACGAAATTCATGTTGTAGTAATTGATGACACTGGAACAGTTACTGGAATTCAAGGTAATCTCTTAGAAAAGCATATTGGATTATCAAAAGCATCGGATTCTATTTCAGCAGTAAATTCTCCTCAAAAAATTTGGTGGAAGAATTATCTCGCATTATATTCAAATTATGTTTATGTTGGAGATAATCCATCGGATGATATAAATGTAAATGAAAATGTAGTTCCTGTTGGATTTAGTACTGCTTTTACTGCATTAACTACAGCAAATGGTCTTTGGAATGAACCCACACAAGGAAAAACTTTCAGTGCTCTTGGAAATGTAACTTATAATTTAACTGGAGGAGTAGATTATTCTACTTCTGGTGGAATGCAAGCAACTCTTGGAGATTTAATTACCTCATACAATTTATTCTCAAATAGAGATGAAATTGCTGTTGATTACTTAATCATGGGACCTGGACTTCAAAATAAATTTGAATCTCAAGCAAAAGCAAACCATTTATCTTCAATCGCAAATACCAGAAAAGATTGTGTGGCAACTATTTCACCACATCGTCAAGATGTTGTAGATGTCACAAACACTAGCACTCAAACTAATAATATAATTGAATTCTTCTCTCCACTTTCATCTTCATCTTATGTGGTATTTGATAGTGGATATAAGTACACATATGATCGCTTTAATAATAAATTTAGATATATTCCTTGCAATGGTGATATTGCAGGATTAATGGTAAGAACTTCTATCTTTGCATATCCTTGGTTCTCTCCTGCTGGTCAGCAAAGAGGTATTTTGAATAATGCAATTAAACTTGCATATAATCCGAATAAAGCGCAAAGGGATCAACTTTATCCATTAAGAGTCAACGCTATTATTAATCAACCTGGTATTGGTATTCTTCTATATGGAGATAAGACTGCTCTTGGTTATGCATCTGCGTTTGATAGAATTAATGTTCGTCGCCTTTTCCTCACAGTTGAGCAAGCACTCGAAAGACTTGCACAGGCACAACTATTTGAATTGAACGATGAAATCACTAGAGCAAACTTTGTGAACGTTGTTGAACCTTATCTACGTGATGTTCAAGCAAAAAGAGGTCTTTATGGATTCTTAGTTAAGTGTGATGAAACTAATAACACTCCAGATGTTATTGATAACAATGAATTTAGAGCTGATATTTATTTGAAACCAGCTAAGTCTATTAACTATGTAACTCTTACATTTGTTGCCACCAGAACAGGTGTCTCTTTTGAAGAAGTTGTTGGTACTGTTTAATTAATTCATAAACTTAACAGGAGGTTTAAAAAATGGCTACTTTAAAAGGTCTCTCACAATTCAAATCTAAGTTGATTGGTGGCGGCGCCCGCCCCAATTTATTTGAAGTCACCATACCATCATTTCCAACAGAAATAAATCTTGGATTACAAGGTGATGGTGATGGTAATTATGACGCAGAAAAATTTACTTTCTTGTGTAAAGCAGCGGCGCTACCGGCATCTAATGTTGCTCCAATTGATGTTCCTTTCAGAGGAAGAATTTTCAAAGTTGCTGGAGACAGAACCTTTGATACTTGGACAGTAACTATAATTAATGATGAAGACTTTATGTATAGAAGAGCTTTTGAGGCTTGGATGCAAAACATCGGTCAATATTCTGATCACAGTGGTTTAACTAAACCTGGAGATTATATGACTGATGCTACCGTTCTTCAACTAGGAAGAGGTAGTTCTAATGGTGGTACTTCAGACTTCTCTAGTGGACAAACTCCAAATAGAGAAACTGGTACTGGTTCAGGTGGAAATGCATCTGTTCTAGCACAATATAAGTTTAAGGATATTTTCCCAACTAATATTTCTCAAATTGATCTTTCCTACGATACTTCAGATACTATTGAAGAATTTACTGTAGAATTCCAAGTTCAATTCTGGTATCCAGAGAAACCTGGTAGTAACACTGCTCAAGGATAATTGATAAATAGTACAGAATAAGTTAAATTTTTAATAATGGCAAGACTATTTGGATTTTCAATTGACGATAACAATGATCAGTCGCCCAATATAGTATCCCCCGTTCCTCAAAATAATGAGGACGGGGTTGATCATTATTTGACAAGTGGATTTTTTGGTTCTTATGTAGACATAGAGGGTGTCTACAGGACTGAATTCGAAATGATTAAGCGTTATCGTGAGATGGCGCTTCATCCAGAAGTAGATAGTGCAATTGAAGATATTGTAAACGAAGCAATTGTTTCGGATACAAATGATTCTCCAGTAAAAATTGAACTTTCTAATTTAAATGCTAGTGATGGCATAAAAGAAAAAATTAGAGAAGAATTTAAATACATTTTAGAGTTATTGGATTTTGATAAAAAATCTCATGAGATTTATAGAAATTGGTATATTGATGGAAGACTTTATTATCATAAAGTGATTGATATAAAAAATCCTCAAGAAGGTATTCAAGAACTTCGTTACATAGACGCTATGAAAATGCGTTATGTACGCCAACAAAAGAAGAAAAAGAACGATAATTCTAATTATGTACAGGCAAAT